AGGGCTACAAAGCACCGCTAATCGGGCGGGAATGGGTCTGGGGCGTAACTGACTGCTGGACGCTAGTTCGTGACTGGTACGCCGAACAGGGAATTGAGTTGCGCGATTGGGACCGCCCGACCACACCAGAAGAATTCAACGAGAATCCGATGTTTGATACCTGCTGGCAGGAGATTGGTTTTTACAAGGTCGATATTGAGGACATGCAGCCTGGCGACGCTCTGCTGATGGCAATCGACTCAAACAAGCTGAACCACGTCGGCGTCTACATCGGCGATCAGATGGTGTTGCATCATTTACGCGGTCGCCTGTCCAGCCGTGATTTATTGGGTGAGTGGCTCCTAAAATGCACTGGCAGGGTGCTTCGGTATGGTGCGTGAAGTCAAGCTATACGGAGCCCTCGCAAAGTTTGTGGGGCAACGGCGGTTTCTAGCTGAGATCAATAGTGCCGGCGAAGCAGTCCGAATGCTGCTGGCTAATTTCCCAGGGCTGGAACAGCACATGGCTGACCAGCATTACAAGGTGATCGTTGATAATTACGAATCAGACGTAGACGAAATCAATAATCCTGCATCTCAGCGCATTCAGATCGTCCCGGTTCTGGGCGGTGCTGGTGGTGGAGTTGGAAAGATCGTTGCCGGAGTTGCATTGGTCGCAGCGGCGATTCTGCTGGCACCTGCTGGCGCAGCCGTGTTGGGCATCGCTGGGGCTGGTGGTGGCGCGGCAACTGCGGCAGGTTTCACGCTCGGCATTGCGGCTGCAAATCTTGCTGCAACTGTTGGTGTCGCGCTGATCCTTGGCGGCGTTTCTCAGCTGATCAGTCCAACACCCCAGATGGGCACCATCGGTCCTTTGGGCGGTGTCGGTGGAACGGGACGGCGGCAAACTTCTACTGAAGGAACGGAGTTTGACCCGCAGGAGTCTTATAGCTTCAGTGGGATTCAGAACACCAGTAAGCAGGGCGTCCCGGTCCCTGTGATCTACGGCGAAACCATCATTGGCTCGGTGGTGATTTCTGCCGGCATCGACGTTGACACGATCTGATCATGGCTGAGAAAGAAACCAAGCAGATCATTGGTGCCGGCGGTGGCGGCGGAGGAGGTGGCGGCGGTCAAACGGTCGTTCAGCAAACCGTCGTTGTCCAGCAGTCCGCACCACCTGCAACCCGGACGCCAACCCGCGAAGGCGACAACCTGGCGTCTACAGCCCACGCCAACCTGCTTGATCTGCTGAGCGAAGGCGAGATTGAAGGCTTCCCTTCTGCCCGTGCCTACACACGCGGCACCACTAATTACAACCTGGCGCTGCTCAAAGATGTTTATCTGACCGACACGCCTGTTCTGCGCTCTGGGGCAGACGTAACCAACCTCACTGATTCGGACTACAACTTTAAAGGCGTCACAGTCAAAGCTCGCTATGGCACCAACGCCCAGAGCTATATCGACGGCTTTGGCGCGGTTGAGGACATCAAATCAGTCAACACTGAGGTCAAAAAAGATACCCCAGTTACCCGGCAGATTACTGACACAAACGTTGATGCAGTCCGCATCAGCTTGGCAATTTCCCGCTTGGAGCGCGGCACACCTGAAGGTGACGTTCTTGGCACGAGCGTCGAAATGTCGTTCCAAGTTCAGTACAACGGCGGCGGCTTCACCACCGTCAAGACTGACACGATCAGCGGTCGCACGGCGGATAAATACGAACGGGATTATCTGATCACTTTGGATGGAGCATTCCCCGTCGATATTCGTGTTGTCCGGGTTTCAGATGACAGCACCGATCAAAATGTCAGCCCGACCTTCTTTGTCGCTTATACCGAGCTGATCTACGAAAAGCTGCGCTATCCCAACAGCGCGCTTGCTGCAATCCGCTTTTCAGCAGACCAGTTCAACTCCATCCCGGCGCGGTCTTACCGAATCCGTGGCATCAAAGTCAAGCTGCCCGATAACGCCACCGTCGATTCTGATACCGGCAGAGTTACCTACAGCGGCACATGGACTGGGACGTTTGGCGCTGCCCAGTGGTGTAAAGATCCCGCGTGGATTTTGTATGACTTGCTGATTAGCAAGCGCTACGGCTTTGGCGATCACATTGTTGAAGCACAACTTGATAAGTTTTCGTTCTATTCCGCCAGTCAATATTGCAATGGACTTGTCGATGACGGCTTTGGTGGGACGGAACCACGCTTCCAGTGCAACGCGCTAATCCAAAACCAGTACGAGGCATACAAGCTGATCAATGACCTTTGCTCGGTCATGCGTTGTCAGCCGTATTGGTCCACTGGCTCGCTGACGATTACGCAAGACAAGCCAACTGATTCGAGCTATTTGTTCAACCGCTCCAACGTGCTGGAACCTGGCTTTAGCTATGCGGGCTCTGACCTGAAGACCCGCCACACGGTCGCAGTCGTTGCATACCTGGACCTTGAAACCCGTGAGCTTAATTACGAGGTTGTCGAAGACCGGGATGCCATCGCCAAATATGGCGTAGTTACGACCCAGATTCGCGCCTTTGCCTGCACTTCACGCGGTCAAGCCAACCGACTGGGGCAATGGATTCTGTTTAGCGAACAGCAGGAAACAGAAGTTATCAGCTTCACCGCCTCGATTGATGCTGGTGCATTGATTCGCCCTGGTGCAGTTGTTGACGTACAAGATCCCGTCCGGGCTGGCGTTCGTTACGGCGGCAGGATCAGCAGCGCCACCGCTCAGGTGATTACGGTCGATGATGCCGAAGGACTGCCCACGAACACGGGCACGTTATCGGTGCTGTTGTCTGACGGGTCAATGGAAACCCGCTCGATCTCTAGCCGCAGCGGCACGGCAATCACTGTTGCATCTGACTTCAGCAGCGCCCCAAATGCAAACAGCATCTGGATCCTGCAAACCGATTCAGTTCAAAGCCAGCAATATCGCATCCTGACCGTCAAGGAAAAGGAAGGGCATCTCTATGAAATCACCGGGCTGAAGTACAACTCCAGCAAGTACGACTATGTAGAACGCGGCTTCCAGCTTCAAACCCGCACGATCAGCAATCTCAACCTGATCCCTGATCCACCGAACACACCGAAAGCAAGCGAAAAGTTTTACACCCAGAACGACAAAGCAAAAGTCAAGATCATCTTGAGCTGGCAGTCGATCAAAGGCGTCCCGCAGTACAAGGTCCGCTATAGGGCTGATAACGACAACTGGCAGGAAGTTATTGCGGGCAGACCGGACGTTGAAATCTTGGACACCCGCGCCGGTGATTACGTCTTTGAGATCTACTCGATTAACTCACTGGGTCGCCAATCGACCAATTTCACGGAATTTACTTTCACCGCGATTGGCAAAACCGCTGTTCCCGGCGACGTTCAGAACCTGTCATTCGAGCGGATTAACGCCAATACCGGACGACTGCGCTGGGACGTTTCCACTGATGTGGACGTGGTGGCTGGCGGCAAGGTTTATATCCGCCACAGCAGCCTGACCGACGGCACGGGCACCTGGAGCAATTCAGTTGACCTGATCGAGGCGATTGCCGGTAACTCCACCGAAGCAACGATCCCAGCCGTTGAAGGCGAAGTCCTGGTCAAGTTTGAGGATGACGGCGGACGCCAGAGCACTAACGCTACCAGCGTCATCATTGACTATCCAGATGCCCTGGGTGAGCTGCTGGTTCAGGCTCGCCGCGAGGATCAGGACGTTCCGGCATTCCAAGGCACAAAAACGAATTGCTTCTACAGCGATGAATACGACGCCTTGGCGATTGACGGCGACGCCGAGATTGACGATCCTTTGATTGAAGACTTTGACTTGGATATTCCCAACTTTGATTTTCTGGGCAACATCCTGACCAGTGCCACCTATGACTTTGATGAAACGCTTGATCTTGGCGCGGTCTACTCGCTGGATTTGCGGCGTCGGTTCGTTACCCGTGGCTTTATCCCTGCCGATCTAATCGACAACCGGGTTGCCCTGATTAACACCTGGAACGACTTTGATGGCGCCATTGTCGATTCGGTCAACGCAACCCTGCAACTGCGCCGCACCAACGACGACCCCGCCGGCACACCTACTTGGGGCGACTGGCAGAACTTCGTCAACGGCACGTTTAGAGGGCGCGGGTTCCAGTTCCGGGCGCAGCTTGAATCCAGCAACGTTGACCAGAACATCCTGATTGACCAGCTTGGTTATGACGCCACGTTCCAGCGCCGCACGGATCAGAGCACCGATCTAGTGACAAGCGCCACGGGGGCAACGGCGGTGAACTTCGCCAATGACTTTTTCACCGGAACAGCAGTGCTGGGCGGAGTTAATAGCACCCTGCCGACCATTGGCATCACGGCGCAGAACATGCAAAGCGGGGACTATTTCGAGGTCAGCGGGGTTAGCGGCTCTGGCTTTACCGTCCACTTCAAGAACTCCAGCAATGCAAGTGTTTCGCGGAATTTCAACTGGAGTGCAACTGGGTATGGACGTGTCGGCTAAAGTGCTGATATTGAGCACATAGGGCAGCGCCTTGGCAACCCACGACTATGTGATTGCTAATGGAACGGGCGGTGCAGTCCGTGCAGATTTGAATGATGCCCTTGCGGCAATCGTTAGCAATAACAGCGATACCACTGAGCCGGCAACGACTTACGCCTTCCAGTGGTGGGCGGACACAACAAACGGTCAGTTGAAGCTGCGCAACGCGGCTAACTCGGCATGGGTGGTCGTTGGAACGCTGGCTGACACCAACCTTGGGTTGGCAACGCTGGCATCCCCGAGCT